ATTGAAGATGTTGACGCAACGCAAATACACGCGCTTGCTTCTGCGAATATTTCGTCGGGCATTCCTGCAGTCAGCGCTGCCAGCATCAGCCAAGCCCATGCGCTGCTTTCCACTGATATTTCGGCTGGCGCTCCGACTATTCAAGATGTCACTTTAGTCGCAATCAATGAACTTGAAGCAGATGACATTGTAACCGGCGCTCCGACTGTTGCAGATGTCACTGCATCTATTTCATACGGCTTTGTAGCTGATGACATTGTTTCTGGCGCATTAATTGTTGGCCAACCGGCAATTGGTCAGAATTACAACTTTACGTCTGTCGAAATCACGGCTGGCGCTCCGATTGTCGGCCCAGCGCGGTTTAAGTGGCAAGTCGAGCCGGTAGGGCCAGAAACGTGGACGGAGCAAGCGGTAGGCGCGGAGACATGGACTGAGCAGGGGTCAACAGATCCAACTTGGACAGAGCAGGAAGCAGCATAGTGTTTGCTGGCAAAATGATATATAGTGCAAAAAAGCGCGAGGCGATTAAATGACGATCAGCATAACCAAACCTACCGTTGGCGGCAGCGAAAATACATGGGGAACTACGACTAACCAAGCCCTTGATGACATCGTTGACGTTCTCAACGGTAATACCGCAAGCACCCCAGACTTGACTGCTGGATCATGGAAGGTCGGTGGCACGGCTATTACGGCCACAGCGGCAGAGCTAAACCATACAGACGGTGTTACGAGCAATATTCAAACGCAGCTAGACAGTAAGCTAGGAGGTTCTAATACTTCAGCTACAATCACGACATTAAACTCTACGACGGTCAACGCCACAACTGTTGATCTTGGCAATTGGACGATTTCGCAATCTGGATCAAGCTTAAAATTTTCGTACAACGGCACGGCGCGGTTTGCGCTGTCTAGCTCTGGTGCGTTGACTGTAGAAAACGATGTAACTGCATTTGGTAGTGCGTAATGACTATAACCTCTATAGATAATTTTGGTCACGGAAGCGGCGCAATATCTATGAGCGAGTTGCGATCATATTATGGCCGGTCGGGCGCAGTGTCATTGAGCGGCAGTTTGAGCGGCAGCACTGGCCCAGTTCCAAGCAGCTTACCCTCTTCTGGTAGCGCTATATCAGTATCTAATTTTCGCAGCAAAAATAGAATATTAAGAAAAAAAGGTTCAACGCAAACGATTACTAGCGGGTCTTCTTGGTCGCCAGCGCAATCAGGCTGTGTGCAGTACAATGTATATGCTGTTGGCGGTGGTGGTTCTGGCGGCGGTCATTCAACTGATAGTGGGCGCGAAAAGGTTGCCTCGGGCGGTGGTGCGGGTGGTGCAGCATTTCGCCGATATTCAGTTCAAGATCATGGGGTCACCTCTGCTAGCATTGGAATTGGCGGCGGCGCTGCGGGTGTTTCTTATCCTGCTAGTAGTGGTTACGCGATCTCAGGCCGAAATGGGGGTACTACAACGTTTAACCCAAATGGATCTGGTGCTACGATTTACGCGTATGGCGGTTCAAGAGGATTTGGTGGAAGGCAGACATCATCTATTGGAGAAGCATCCACTACCACTAACATTAGTTCTTGGGGAACTTGCTCTGGGTCATCAGGCGGCGGGGCTGCTGGTGGCGAAAACAATTACTCAGGTGGTGCTGGGCCAGCGCTTTCTGTTGGCGGTGACCAGTCAAGCGCTAGTGGCGGGGGAAGCCCAAACTTAGGATCTGGTGGTAAAAACGGATATGTAATTAATCAATCTGGCTATGCCACCAGTCTTCGCACAAACGCTCCGACAAAGCCTTCCGAATGGGGCAGCAATGTATCAAATACATTCCAAGGTGGTTGGGCTGTGCAACACTCTAGCGGTTCGGCTGGTGGCGCTGGGAACGGTTATTTTGGGGCAGGGGGCGGTGGATCTGCCTCTGAAAGTGGGGCTGGGAATAGTGGTAATGGCGGCAATGGTGCTATATTTGTAACTTATTATGAGATAAACACATGACCCTCGTACCCCTCGACATACCCGCCGGTTTTTATCGAAACGGAACTGACCTTGAGCAGTCTGGCCGCTGGCGCGATGGCAGCTTGGTGAGATGGCGGGATAACAGCTTGCGTCCAATCGGCGGCTGGCAGGAGCGCAAGGCATCGTTCTGCACGAATGTAGTGCGCGGGATGCACACATGGGAAGCGAACAACGGCACGGCATATGTAGCTGGCGGTTCATATAACGAACTAAAAGCCATGACGGGAAATGGCACTGTGTATGACATTGCCCCAACAGACCTAACAGCAGGCCGTGAGAATGCAGAAGTAGAAACAGGTTACGGATACGGGTTTTATGGTGACGGGTTTTATGGCACTCCGATCCAGCAAAACGCCAATGCTGTTCCAGAAGAGGCTACCCAGTGGAACATACAGAATTGGGGTGAATACCTTGTCGCTATAAATAAGGATGACGGGCGCTTGCTGGAATGGCAGTTAAACCCAGCAGTTAAAGCGGCTCCGATTGCAAATGCCCCTACGGGCAATCTTGGCTTAGTTGTAACGGAAGAGCGTTTTATCTTTGCCTTGGGTAGTGGCAACAACCCGCGTAAGATTTCGTGGTGTGATCGTGAAAACAACACAGTATGGACGCCAGCAGCTACAAACGAGGCTGGCGATATTGAGCTTGCCGACAGCGGGCAGATCATGCAGGGCGTTAGAACGCGAGGCCAGACGCTTATCCTGACGGATACATCAGCCCACACAGCGCGATACCTTGGCCCGCCTTATGTGTATGGCTTTGAGCGCGTTGGTACATCGTGTGGGGCAATATCCCGCAAGGCTGCGTCTGACGTTGATATGGGCGTATTCTGGATGGGCCAGCGTGGTTTCTTTAGGTTTGACGGTAACAGCGTTCAAGAAATACCCTGCGATGTCTTCGACTATGTGTTTAACGACTTTAACCCAGCGCAGCAATCAAAGGTTTGGTCGTTTGCCAACGGCCAGTACGGCGAGGTGTGGTGGTTCTATTGCTCTGAAGGCGCTACTGAAGTAGACCGCTACGTTGCCTATGATTACAAAGAGGGCCATTGGTTGATTGGCAACCTATCACGCACGGCTGGCGTTCAGCGCGGCGTCTTTCGTTATCCGTTCATGGCAGGAGAAAATCCCGAAACGGTAAATTATACAGTCACAGTGGTTAATGACGGTGGCAATAAATATGCAATCGGAGGCATTTCTGGATCTGCGCCAGCTTTGACCTTTGTGCGGGGCAACACATATGTGTTTGACCTCTCAGACGCGTCAAACTCTGGGCATCCTTTTGCATTTAGGACAAGCGCAGATGCGTCATACACTACCGGCGTAACGACAACAGGAACGGCTGGGCAAGCTGGAGCCAAGGTTACTATAGTGGTGGCGAGCGATGCGCCAGATAGTTTAAAATATTACTGCACCGTTCACGGCAATTCTATGGGCAACACAATTTCTGTTGGCGGGCCGGTCAGTATTTATGAACATGAAGTAGGCCTTAACGTAGATAGCTCATCAATATTTGCCGAAAGCGGGCCAATATCTATTGGCGCGGGGGATCAAGTTGCGCGTGTTACTGAGCTTATCCCTGACGAAAAAACGCAGGGAGATGTCAACGTCACGTTTAAGACACGGCTTTATCCAAATGGCGCTGAGACAAGTCATGGACCATTCACAACTGCAAACCCAACTTCAGTAAGATTTACTGGTCGACAGGTTCGTATGCGGGTTGATGGAGCGATCTTGTCTGACTTTAGGGTTGGCAACATGCGAATTGACATGAAGGCTGGGGGCCGTAGGTAATGCCGGTTCCAGTATTACCCCCTATTGGCCCAGATTTGCGCCAGTGGGGGCGTCAGCTAACAATATACTTGCAGCAAAACCTAGCAAAGCTTGGGTTTAAAACAGCAACAGACAACCCGTCTGAGAACGGCGTTATTTTATGGGACAACGCAAACGCATATCCAGTTGTAAGCAGAAACAACATTTTTGTTGAAATGGTTGTAAAAGTTGGTGTTCCCCCAACTAGCGTGGGTTCGGTGGGCGATAAAGCTGGTCTTATAAGCTGGGATACCAATTATATTTACGTCTGCAATGGATCTTATGATGGGTCAACAGACATATGGACTAGAACCTCTCATTTAGGGGGTTCTTGGTAAAATGAAAGACATTTATGTAAACCAATTAGAGCGTTGCAAACCTTGGATAGAGGACGCCCTAGAGTATTGTGGTGGCACACATGAATGGGAAGATATAGCTAGTGGCATTGCAGATGGCCGTATGCAGCTATGGCCCGCGCCCAAGGGGTGTATTGTTACTGAAATTGTGGTATATCCTAAGAAGCGAGTTTTAAACATATTCTTAGCTGGTGGCGAATTGGATCAGATTTTAGACATGGACAATGATGTTAAGGCATGGGCAAAAGAACAAGATTGCGAAGCTGCGATCATGGCGGGCCGTTTAGGGTGGAAAAAACCGTTAGCGCCGTTAAATTGGAAAATGCTACACGCAAACTTTATTAAGGAGTTTTAAAAATGTCTGGTGGCGGTGGATCATCTACAACAAAACCAACAGTTCCTAAGTTTTTAGAAACTGGTTATCAGCAAGGTATAGGTATGGGCAGCGATTTATCGGCAATGCCTTACACGCCTTTTTATGGGCCAGATGTTGCGGCTATGTCGCCTTTAGAGCAAGCTTCTTTTCAAGGCACTGATGTTATGGCAAGCGCATTTGGTATGCCTACAACTGGCGGGCAGCAGTATCTTCCTGCGCCTACTCAATTTGAGGGTGGTGCTATGGGATATTCTTCAGCGCCAATCTTTGAGCAAGCGGTCAGTGAATTGGAAACAAGACGCCCAGCGCAAGCCGATTATTATAATAGTTTTTTCATTGATCCTATGACGGGTGAAATGGGAAGTCGGACAATAGAAAATCAGCCTGTTGCATTAGAGATGCAAGGCGGCGGCAGAAGAGGAAAGTAATATGGCGGGCGGTGCAAATCCACAAATGGCTCAACCGGCTATGAACCCTTACACGGCTGCGGCTGGTGCGCAGGGTGCGGCAATGGGCAGAGTTGGTCAGGGTCTTACGCAAACTGCGGCTGGCGGCATGGGCGCTTATCAAAACCCTTACGAAACCCAAGTGGTTCAGCAATCACTGCGCGATGTGGGAACGCAAGCACAAATGGGCTTGAACCAATTAGATGCTCAAGCGCAGCAAGCCAGAGCTTTTGGTGGTTCGCGGCACGGTATAGCAACAGGAGAGGCGCTAAAGGGCTATAATCAGCAAATGGCTGACACAGCCGCAAGAATGCGCCAACAGGGCTTCCAAACGGCTCTAGGAGCTTCTCAAGCAGATTTAAATCGCCAACTAGGTGCAGCGGGCCAATTGGCTGGTATGGGTCAGCAATCTTTTGGCTACGGTCAGGCAATACAGCAACAGCAAATGCAGCAGGGCCAGCAGCAGCGTCAAATGATGCAGGATCTTATAAACGCTGGAAAGCAACAATATGCGGGATATACCGGCGCTCCACAGCAGGGATTGGCTACGTTCTTGGGCGCTATGTCTGGTGTGCCTAACTTGCAGGGTCAGCAGCAAGGTTATAACGCAGGATTTCTTGACTATCTTATGGCGGCTGGTCAATTCGCTTAGAGGATTTTTAGATGAGTATGAACCCAAACCAAGCACCTAGAAGCGGCCTATTAGGTTTACTTGATCGTGTAAGGCGTCCAGATGAGGAAACCGGCCTAAACTTTGCAAACCGCTTGGGAATGGCTGCATCTGTTTTAAACCCTATGAACCCGCAATCCGCTAATTACCGGCAGCAAATGATGCAGTCTGGTCAGGCTAGAATGAAAGGTCAGGCTCGCAACCGCACCATAGCGGAGCTACAGAAACGGGCTGATGCGGGTGATACGATAGCAGCTAGATATTTAGCCGCAGTTCAAGCTGGGGCGGTAGACGGTTCACAAGCTTTCGGCGGGTATTTGTCTGATTTACAAGCTAGGGATTTAAATAACGCAAGGTTGTCGCAAAATAGGTATGTTGTTGTAGGTAAAAATCTAGTTGACCGTACAACTGGACAAGTAATTCATGAAGGCAAAGACACAGCAACGATCCGCAGATTTAATCCCGAAACGGGTCAATACGAAATTATATCTGGAATAGATCCAAGCTCAATTAATGTTAAAGAAAGCGAAGCATCGTCTATGATTTACGGTGGTCGTATGGAGATGGCTGAAGCAACTTTGTCTGCGACTGAAGGTGTGGGAACCGATCTTTTCCAAAGTTTAGCAGCACAAGTGCCAATATTTGGAAACGCAATAATAAGTCCAGAATTTCAACAGTATGACCAAGCTAGAAGAAATTTTGTTAATGCTATTTTAAGGCGTGAAAGTGGCGCTGCAATCGCTGAAAGTGAATTTGAAAATGCTAATAAACAGTATTTCCCACAACCTTTTGATGATCCTGCGACAATTAACCAAAAGCGTTTAAATAGACAATTGGCAACAAGGTTGATGATGGCATCTGCCGGTGAAGGTCAAAACTATGCGTCAGCAGAAGCTCAAAGAATTGCTCAACAATTAAACCCGATTTTTGGAACCGATGATTATATAGAGCAAAGAAAAAGGCTAGAAAAACAACAGGCTCAAAGCCCTACAACATCTCCTAGTGGAAATACGATTGAGGATTAATAATGGCTAAAAAACCTTACTTCATTCGTATGAAGGAAACCAACAGTTTAGTGCGAATTGTTGCTAACTCTCCAGAGCAAGCTTTGTCTATGTCTGATAGAATTGACATGAGGACACAACCTATTGTTTCTGCTAGGAACAAAGATGGCAGTGCTATTTTGCAATATCCAAGTGGCAAAGAAGTTTTTGTTGGGTCTGGGTTTTCATCATCAGATCCAGATAAAATAGCCGAATTTAAATCTAAAAATATGGGTGAAAAGGAAGCCACAACACAATTTGCAAACCAAATGGTTTTAAGTGCGGCTGAAGAACAATCGCCGTTAGGCAGAATGACAGGGCCGGTAATGGCAGCAAGTCAGTCTATGGGATTTGGCGCGGGTTCTTATTTAGATGAAGTAGCGGGAAAATTTTTTGGCAATGACGCGCAAGCTGCTATGCGGGCAATATCTGCTGCACAACGTGCAGAGCGCCCAATGGAAACATTTGCAGCGCAAGCGGGAGTAGGTGTTGCTGAAGCTGCTGCCTTAGCTATGAGGTTTCCTCAACTTGCTAAATTTTTAGCAGGAGATCCATCAAAGGGTATGCTTACAAATGTTGCGCGAGGTTCACTTGCTGCTGCTGGTTCTGGTGCGGTGACAGGAGCCATCCAAGCTTCTGGTGAAGCTGAACAGGGTCAAAGGCTCACAGAAGGCTTAAAGGGTGGAGCAATCGGTGCGGCAACTGGCGGTGCGGTAGGAGCAGGGTTGCCGGTTGTTGGTGCTACTGGAAGAAATATTTTAGACGTTTTGCGTAAATCCGATGTGCCAATGATTGCATCTGCTTTGGGGATTTCCCGTGGCGCTGCAATGGTTATAAAAAATGCTTTTAACCAAGGTGGCAATTTACAATCTGCTTCTGACGCCATTAAAAAAGCTGGTGAGCAAGGTATGCTCGTTGATGCGGGCGTTGCGGCTAGGGCGCTGGCTGATGCGGCTGGGCAATCTGGCCCACAACCATCACAGACGATTGGTGATGCCCTAGAGGCACGGGCTGGTGCAGTTAAGGGTGATCTTGAAAAAACTTTAACAGATACTTTAGGTGATGCACCCCTTGGGCCAAGAGAAGCGGTAAACAAAATTTATGATGCGACAAGGGATCAAAGACAAACTGCGTATGATGCAGCTTATAAGTTTCCGATAAATTACGCAGACAGAACAGGTTTGGCAATTGAGGACGTTATATCAAGAATTGATAGTAAAACTTTAAAAGAAGCGTTTGAAGAAGCAAATGCTGATATGTTGTCTGCGGGCATAAAAAACCAACAGCTTAAAATAAATGTTGACGCTGCTGGTAATATTAGAAGCATAACTGAACAGCCAAATGTGCAGCAATTGGATTATCTTAAAAGAGCATTGCAATCCTTAGCTGAACAAAACAGAGATCCTAGCACTTACAGATTAACAAGTAGAGGTGATCGGTATGCTAGACTTGCAAGGCAGCTTAGATCAGCATTAGGTGAAGCGGTTATTGATCCTCAAACAAATAGACGTTTGTATGATGAGGCAGTAAAATTAGGTGGCGATACAATTTCGGAACAAACTGCTTTTAAATTGGGCCGTGATGCATTGAAACCCCAAACAGAAATTGAAGATGTTTTTGATGTTGTTGGCTCAAATCCTTCTGATGCTCAAACACAAGCTTTAAGAATGGGGTTAAGCCAGTACATCAAGAAAGTATTGAAAGATGTTAAAAGCGTTCCTAGTGACCCAGATTTAGAGGCCAGACAGCTTGATGCATTTTACCGCTTAACATCTTCTGATGCAGCGCGTGAAAAAATTACTATGATTTTAGGCAACCAAGCACCCGATATGCTTAAACAAATTGATGAGGTGGCGCAGTCTGCTTTAGTAAGAAGTCAGTTTAGACAGGGATCTCAAACAGCTATACGGCAATCAACACAAAAAAGCATTGAAGATCAAACACAATTTGGGCCAGCAAGTTCTTTGCTGCAAGGCAAACCCTTTGAGGCAGCGCAAAAGATTGTTTCTGATTTGACGGGCTTCACTGATGAGATGGTGGATAGCAGACGAACAGCTATTTACAACGACATTGCTAGAGCCTTAACTGATCGGGGAACAGATAAAGCTCTAAAGGCTGTTGAAATTATGCAAGATGCACTGCGAGGAAAAGTTAGAACGCAAGAAGAAAATCAAATGCTTGCTAATGAAATTGCTGTAATCTTAGGCAGTGCCGGTCAAAAAGAAACAGAACGCCGTGCTGGTGGATTGTTAGATTAAAGGAAGCAACATGCGTTTAGAACCATTAGACGAAGTACAGATTGAAAGCATTGTTTCCAAAGCAATAGAGGATGCTCAAGATTTCATTGACAGCGAAGTAGCGCCCCAGAGGATTAAAGCCCAGCGTTACTTTGATGGGGAAGTTGACATTGGCTATGAAGAGGGCCGGTCACGGGTTGTAGCAACGAAGTGCCGTGAAGTTGTGCGTGGCATGAAACCTTCTATTCAGCGCATCTTTTTGTCTAATGAAAAGCCTGTTGAGTTTGTACCGCGTGGCCCAGAAGATGTTGCAATGGCAGAACAGGCTACCCAATTTGTTAGCTATAAGTTTCAGCAGCACAACGGATACCGTATTCTTAGCGATGTATTCCAAGATGCTATGGTTAAAAAGGCGGGTATTGCTTACGTTTACCATAAAGAAGACATGGAAACGGAGATCCACACTTTTACAAACCTAACGGAAGAAGCGTTTGCTTTGCTTGTAGAAGATGATGACGTTGAGGTTATTGAGCATGAAGCTCGCATGACGATCAGCATGGACGAAATGGGCATGGAAATAGAGATGCCAGAGCATGATGTTAAAATTGCCCGCTCTATTCCTCATGGCGATGTTTGCATAGAAAGCATTCCCCCAGAAGATTTCTTTGTAGATCGTAATGCGAGATCGTTAGACAGCTATTATATAGTCGGACACAGCACTGAAATGACTGTCGGTGAGTTGCTTTCTATGGGCTTTAGTCTTGATGATTTAGCCGGTTTGGATGGATCTGAATACAGCACAACGCAGGATGAGGCTGAGTTTGAGCGCAGAGGTTACACTATAGATGAAGCAGATGATGAAAACATCTCTGGCGCTTCTAAGAAAATCACAGTGACCAGCGCTTATATGGAGCTTGATATTGAGGGAACGGGTCAGACTAAGCTCTATCAGTTTCTTTGCGCCGGTACATCTTACAAGCTACTGAACTTCTATGAGGCTGACTACGCTCCATATGCCATATTTGAGTGCGATCCAGAGCCACACGCTTTCTTTGGCACATCACTTGTGGATTTGGTTATGGACGATCAGGACGCCGCTACAGCGATGCTCAGGGGGGTTTTGGACAACGTGGCGCTAACAAACAACCCAGCGCTGCAAGTTGTAGAAGGACAGGCGGCGATTGACGATCTTTTGAATAATGAGATTGGCCGCATTGTTAGAGTGAAGTCGCCTTCAGCGGTTACTGAAATGACAGTTCCTTTTACGGCGGGTCAAACTTTACCGGCTATGCAGTATTTTGACCAATTGGTTGATAATAAAACCGGCGTAAGCAAAATGGCGCAAGGGCTTGACCCCGATGTCTTGAAATCAACAACTGCAACAGCAATTGCTGCATCTCAAGAAGGTCAAACAGGTCAGGCTGAAGTAATAGCTAGAAACTTTGCTGAAGGCGGTATGCGCCAGATGTTTAGGCTCATGCTTGATCTAATGGTCAAACACGCTGACGAAGAAGAAATGATGCGCCTCAACGGAAGCTTTGTGCCTGTCGATCCAAGATCGTGGGAAACGGAGATGGATCTTACCGTCAACGTAGGAATAGGCACAGGGCGCGAGAATGAGCGGGCAGCAGCGCTGCAACAGGCATTTGCTATACAGCAGCAAGTATATCAGACTTACGGGCCTCAGAACGGCATTGTGACGCTTACACAGCTACGCAACACAATGGCTGATATGCTGGCTCTGGGCGGCATTAGAAATGCTGACAGATACTTTATGCCAATGACGATGGAAATTGAGCAGCAAATGATGGCAATGGCTCAGCAGCAGCAAGCTATGATGGCGCAGCAGCAGCAAGATCCGAATGCTGCATTCTTGCAAACAGAGCAAATGAAAGCCCAGACAAGAGCGCAAGTTGACATGGCAAAAGCTCAAATGGATCAGCAATATAAAATGCACAAGCTTGGCATGGATGACGATCTTCAGCGTGATGAGATGGTGCAGGATCTTGCGATTAAGGTTGCTGAGATCCTTGGCAAGTATGGCGCAGCAGTTGACGTAGAGGGCGTGAAGCAAGAGCAAAACGCTATTCGTGAGCATAATGCGCAAATGATGGGAATGGCCGGTGGATATTGAAACAAGGGGCAAACGCTCACAATCTCTACTGCAAAATGATTGGTTTAGAGAAACCATAGAGGATTTGCGAGAACATCAAAAAAGTGTTTTCGCAAGTAGCGGGAAAGATGACGTATCTGACCGCGAAGAGGCACACGCAATCCTGCGGGCCTTAAATGCAATTGAGCATATACTGCAAGCCGATGTGGATGCAGTTAAGCTCCTTCAAAAGAAGGGAAAGCACCGTGGAAACGACTAACCCCATCAACGGCAATGACATAGGGGCTGTTGCCGAAAGCTTGATTATGGAAGCCCCAAATCCGCAAGAAGCTATAGAAGATGCTGTAGAGGTAACTGATGACGGTCAGCCCGAAACGGTGGAAGCTGAAGCTGAAGTTGTGGATGACACTGAGATCAACGCCAGTGAAGAAAGCGTAGATGAGGAATACGAAGAGGCTGAAGAAAGCGCAGTTCAAGAGGAACCTGTTTATCGCGTCAGAGTAGATGGCGAAGAAAAAGAGGTAAACCTAGATGAACTCAAACGCGGGTACTCAGGGCAAAAGTATATCCAAAAGGGCATGGCTGAAGCTGCTGAAGCTAAAAAGCAAGTTGAGGAAGTAACTCAGAAAGTGACCCAAGAGCGTCAAATGCTTGCGCAGATGATGCAACAAATCCAGAATGGCGAAGTACCGCCTGTGCCACAATATCCATCAGAGGAACTACGAGCTAGTGACCCTCTAGGCTATTTGGAAGCAGAGGCAGAATATCGCCGTGCCGTTGATAAGCGTAATGATTTTGACCGTAAGGCTCAATATGTTGCGCAGCAGCAGCGTCAACAAGAGGAACAGCAGCACAATCAGTATCTTGAACAACAGGCTATGCGCCTTGCGGAATGGATGCCTGAGTTCTCTGATCCAGAAAAGCGCTCTGTGTTTATCAAAGATATGTCAGTCAAGGCAAAGAAGCACTACGATCTTTCTAACGAACAGATTTCTAGTGTGAAAACTGCTGAAGAAGTCATTATCTTAAACGATGCGTTGAAATGGCGTGAGTTACAGCAAACCAAAGCCAATGCCACTAAAAAGGCAGAGGGTGCGCGTCCTGTGGTCAAGCCAGCAGCAAAACGTGCGGCTAGTGCTGGGAAAGCATCAAAAGCTAAACAAGCTCAAGCGCAAATGCAGAAAAGAGGCACGATAGATGATGTTGCCAATTTTCTTCTTTCTTAAACTTTTGCAATGAAAGGACACAGCAATGGCTGTTACTGCAAACACCAACGAGACATATGATGTCACAACAATCCGTGAGGATTTAGCATCAGCAATGGCCTCGATTAGCCCAACAGAAACTATTTTTATGTCTTCTATTGGAACTCGTAATGCTGAAAACACTTACTTCGAGTGGAGTGAAGTTGATTTGGCGGCTACTGGTGCAAACCGGCAAATTGAAGGCGACAGTGGGCTGTCTAACTCAGCGCCTACTAATGCTGTTCGCAAAGGCAATTATACTCAAATTTCTGCCAAGGTTAGTGAGGTATCCTCAACTAATAACGCGGTGAATGGTGTTGCCAATGCGCAGACTGTAGCGAAGCAAGTAGCTTACAAATTGTCTGAACTGAAACGTGATATGGAAGCAATGCTTCTGGACAATGTTGCGGCTTCTGCTGGGGCATCTGGAACGGCGCGTCAAACTGCTGGTCTTCCTGCATTCTTAACCACAAACACTTCTCGCGGATCTGGCGGTGCAAACCCAACCACTTCTGGAACTGGTGAAAGTGGTTCTCCGAATGCTGCGGCAACAGACGGTACGTTACGCCCATTAACGGAGACACTCCTCAAGAGTGTGATAGCTGACTGCTGGAACAGCGGTGCAGAGCCATCAATCGTATTGTGTGGATCTGCGCAAAAGCAGAAAATCTCAACCTTCTCAGGGAACTCAACACGTTTCAAAGAAGCAGAAGATAGCAAGCTTAACGCTGCGATTGACGTTTACCAGAGTGATTTTGGTGAGCTACAAATCGTGCCAGCCAGACATATGCGCGTTCGCACAGTGTCAAGCGTAGCCTATACACCAGATGTATTTGTTCTTGATCCAAACTATGCAGAGGTTGCTTATTTGCAAACGGCAAAGCAAGAAACCTTGGCGAAAACTGGTTTGGCAGAGCGCCGGTTGATTTCCTGCGAATATGGCTTACAAATTACTTCGCAAAAAGCACATGGTGTTATTGCTGATGTAAACGCCAGCTAAATCTAAGTGTGGGGGGCTGTAATGGCCCCCTGCATAAATAAAGAAAAAATCTAAGGCAAAAAAGAATGCACAATAATATTCTGAATACCAAAATTTCTGCTGAAGATGACAAGGTTATTATAAGCAGATCACAAGATGTAAGCGCAATTTTAGACTATAACAAAGAAAAGCAGATAGAAGGTTACAACCGTAAATCTGACTTGCGTCACGTTACCTCAATTCCTTTTGTTGTTGTTGAAATATGGCTAAAAGAAAGTGGCTTAAAAATCGGCTCGCGTGAGTTTGCTGAATATGTTAAAAAGAAATTGCTTTCTGGAGATTATAGCAAGCTGATGATACATGGTTATTAGGGCTAGAATAATGAAGTTTATAGAAGATTATATGGGCTTTCTCATAGCTCTAGCCGGTGCTATAGCTGCGTCAGGTTGGTGGATCGTTAATAATCTTCTTACTAGTAAGTCTCAAATCAAGCTTCTTGAGCAAAAAACAGACATGATGCATGAACTGTTAAAAGAAATGCGTGACGATCAAAAAGAGATGCGGCGCGATATTCAGAATTTAGCTGTCAAGTAAAATGTGATATAATTGGGCCATGATTTGCGCCCTCACATCTATTGCCTTTGGAATGTTTCCGCACGGGATCATGTATAAGGCTTGCCGGTATCGCTGCCCGCGCCCGTCATTTTATTATCATTACCCAAAAATATACAGAATACATCCTGATGTTAAATGCTTGGGATATATCATTGTGGGGCGAGATGCATGATTGATCCATTTACGGCTCTAGCTGCCGTGAAATCTGCGGTATCTGCGGGCAAGGAAATTGTGAACGTCACCAAACAAATTGGTGAGTTTTTTGATGGTGTGGATGATTTACGGGCAGCACATGAGAAGAAGAAAAACAGCCTTTTCTCTGGATCGGATGAAAATGCTATGGAGACTTTTGTTAATCTGCAAAGGGCAAAGGACGCAGAAGAAGAATTGCGTCAGATCGTTATTGCCACCAGAGGCTTTTCCGCTTGGGGTGAATTGCAAGCCATAAGAGTGCAAGCAAGAAAAGATAGAAAGGCCAAGGCAGAAGCAGAAAGAAAGCGCAAATCTAAGATGGTCGAGAAGATAATAATTTATGGTGGCGCGGTAATTATTGTTACGATCATGCTTGGAATAACGGTTGTTATTATCTTAGCGAAGCAGGGTCGCATTTAATGGCTGACGGTGTAAGCGGCGTAGGATCTGCGCCATTTAACGTAGGATCTGACATACACCAGCAAACGCAGACGCGTGAGCGCATAGAAACGCATCTGGTAGAGCAAAGGGTGGCAAAGGAGCATAGGGCTAACCACACGCACCTAGAGGCGCTCAGAGAACAAAAGTTGGACTTAGGCAAAGCTTATGATAGGTTTGGGGCCAAGACTACAGCGGATCGGCCTACGGGTACGAAAATCAACATAGAGGTCTAACATGGAAAAGCTTTTAGAATATAAAATCATGCCACGTTTGATGATGCTAGTAATGACTGTGATGTATATACGGGTCATAGAGTGGTTTATGTCTCTTCCGCAGGGTGAGGTCAGCACACAGGCTACCGCGCTCACAGCAACCGTTACAGGAGCTATGACAGGTGCTTTTGCGGTATGGCTTGGATCTGAGAAATGATTGATAAACTAATAGCACCCGTAACTGGTCTTTTAGACAAGTTCATTCCAGATGCCGACGAGAAAGCAAAACTCGCGCACGAGATTGCCACAATGTCGGATCGACACGCGCAAGAGTTGGCCCTTGCTCAAATATCGGTCAACCAAGCAGAGGCAGCAAGTGGAAGCACTTTTAAAGGTGGCTGGCGTCCTTTCATTGGTTGGGTCTGTGGGCTTGCTTTTGGTTGGCATTTTATTGGTCAGCCTGTTGCCCTTTTTGTTGTAGCTATGACGGGCACAGAAATTCCACCATTGCCAGAGTTTGACATGGGAACATTGCTAACTGTTCTTGGCGGTATGCTAGGCATTGGTAGTCTTAGGACATATGAAAAGCAGAAAGGCTTAACCAAATGAGAAAGATAAACGAGATTATAATTCATTGCACGGCAACAAATCCAAACTGGTATGCTGATCGATCTGTTGAAGATGTGGTGAAAGAAATCAGACGGTGGCACGTCGAAGAGCGTAACTGGTCTGATATTGGCTACCATGCAATCATTCACCGTGACGGATCTGTGGGTTATGGTAGGCCCGTAGAGCGCTCTGGGGCGCACTGTAGGGGCCGAAACAAGTCATCCATAGGGGTAAGCCTAGTGGGTGGCCGTGGTGGCTGCGCTGATGATGCTTTTCTGGACAACTTTACACCAGAGCAGGAGACAGCTTTGCGTGAGTTAATTGTGGAATACAGCGCCAAGTTTTCTAGCATCAAGGAAATATCTGGACATAATTCATATGCAAGAAAAGCTTGCCCTTGCTTCGCTGTTAAGGATTGGTCATAAGCAAAAGTCGGGGCTGGCTCATAGGAAACTGTGACAGGGTTGTGATGAACTTGCTGGCCCCACGAAAAACCCCGCCACTACACAAGGAGAAGATAGTGACGGGGGAGAAGGTTTGACCCTTCATCTATGCAGCGTGGGAGGACGCAGCATTCTGAGCTAATCGCCGTTTTCGCCGGTACTGATTGACAATGTTACGGCTGCAATTCAATTCTGCCACAATTTCGTCTGTGGTCATACCTTTTTCTAAACGCTCATTGATCTTGGTCTTAAAACCATTTGGCCTTCCCAAGCGCCCGCCTTGCTTTTGTTTTTTCTCATATTCCTCAACCTTGCCCCAGCTTGGGTTGTTTCCCCAGCTTTCTTTGCTTCTAACGTAATTCATATCTGCTTTTGCCATCTCTATCATTCTGGCGGCTAACACGGTTTCATCCATGAATGTTTTTCCCTTCTTTTTGTAGTGATAAGATAAATGATTTTAATTCGGATCTGGCGCGTTCCAAGTCTTGTTTAACGTTGGGGTGCGGATCTAGCCTAAAGCTTTCATCTTGCAAACGATCTACTTGCCCCCGCAGAAACCGCAAATGTGCGTGATCGGCTGATGTAAGGCTCTGCATTAATGTAACCCCCTTTTTGGCTGCGTTTAAAATTGATCTGCCAATAGTGGCAAAATCTAACAAGGCTCTTAGCATCCCATTTCAGAATGCTTGCGGCCTCTGCATAAGTGTAATCATCAGCAAGTGATTTGACCAAAGCAATCTTTTCTTGCTGGTGACGGTTGCGGATTTCTGCCCAAGTTTCCAATTCACTGCTCCTGTTCTGGCCGTGGCCGTGGTTTAATGTTTGGAATAGTGCGGCGGTAATCTGCTTCACCGCCCATTTCTACGCACTGAGGCAGAAAGATCCGCTCAAGATCATAATACTCAGAAAACGCTTTGCATTCATCTGGCGATGAAAAGATGACAAACGCCATAAAAACTGGTTCAGCAATATTCATCACATCCACCCCATGCTAACGCCAAAGATCCAGCCCAACACCACCGCAGCAATCGCCGCAGTGATGATGATGTCTTGTACCCAATTAGTCATTGATAACTCCATAGCTACGACATAGCTGGTTGCGCGTTGGAGCGTGTTTGATGCTTTTAACGATTTCTACGATCTCATCATATGTGCCATACAGATAGGCAGATTTAAGCCGTGCGTTATGCATACTAACGTCATAATCGGTTGGGCCTGTGTTGCAGTCACAAGCCTCTGTTATGGTCACACTGTCATCAAACGAGTTGTGCTGGTGTGAGTAGCTGATAAGGCCCGTGCCTTTACATTGTTTGCAATTGTAGCTCATGGTGTTCTCCTTGTTGACCATGTTTGACATCATACACGTTACAGCCTACGCATCAAGAAAAAAAGTTTGCTAAAAACCATTTTAGGTAAATAGCAAACTCTTGGGTATAAACTGCTGTCAGTTATTGCCTTGACAGATTATGAGACTTGATCGGCCACCTCATCCAGCCGGTTCATTAACACTGCCAGAGCAACGCCTAGATCCTTGAAGGATGCTTTCTCAGCACATTCGCGGATAGTATCCCAGCGGTGCGGGTGGCTGTCTGGGTTCTGCCGTGACAAGCGCACATCGCCATCAGGGCCGTGGCTCATCTTAAATTTTAAAGGGGCATCTGGAAAGCTGTCTAGGGGATTGCCGCCCATCATATCGGAAAGCTGGTTATCGTCTGGCTTACGGCCAAGAGCATTAAATGAGCCAACTTGATTTTCATTGAGGAATGCCAGCAAGCTTGGCTTGTCGGTTGGAACCTCTCGCTGAAAATAACTGCCGGTTCTTATGCCAAATTTTTTATTTGCATCAGCTTGTGTACCGGCCCATTCGCCTTTTTTGTTTGTATAAAGTTTCATAGCGTTCTCCTGTCGCTGTAGTGGGGGCCGTAGCCCCTGTTGATTAAAGCGTCATAGACGCGACTTGCGCCGCTACGATAAATGGGTTTTCGCCTTGGCGCTCAATGCCGTTGTTCTCGCACCAAAACCCGCCTTCGCAGTCATTTTTGACAGTAAACAATGGGCAATCCCAATCGTCTGCATGTACAACGTAATCTGTGATTTTTTCGCCATCAAAATCATATTCGCGGGCTTCAAGCTCAAAGTTGTAACCGTGAAATTCAAAGCAATTGTTTTTAACAAAAATAGTTGCTTCTTCGCCTGACCAGTTTTCTTTGTTGAAAGTGTACATGCCGTTCATTTGGGTTCTCCTTGTTGTCTATACATGATAGATAGTAGCTTATGGCCTACAGTTCAAGGGGGGGTAGACAAATAAATTAAAAAAAATATTATCCAGCTATGAATAAAGTTGAGATCCAAGTGTCAGGACAGCCCCAAGGAAAGGGTAGGCCACGCTTTACGCGCACTGGTCATACTTACACCCCGCCCAAGACAAAAGAATATGAGGCTCGCATTCAAGCAGCAGCATGGTCAGCTATGAAGCAGCATGGCCTAGAGCCGACAGACAGGCCGGTACACGTTGATCTAGTGGCTTTTATGGACATACCCAAGTCATGGCCCAAGATGAAACGCCTAGAGGCTGAATATGGAGCCATACGGCATATGAGCAAGCCTGATCTGGATAACATTGTTAAGGCTGCTCTGGACGGGATTGTTGGGAAGGTAGTGCTGGATGACAAACAGGTTCACAGCATCAGAGCCAGAAAAGTGTATTGTCATCCTGAACGGGGGCCAGTTCTCTATATTTCGGTTGAATGGGAATAACTGTAATCTGGCCCATAAGTTTCGCGCCAAAGTTTCGGTTCACGATGGAGCGCGATTTTGGATGTGTCAAAAAGACCCTGATGGTGGCCTTCGCATAGCGGGATACAACTTGTATCTGGGCGCTTCTCAGTGCCGTGACGATCATGGATCGGGTGATGGGCTTGAGTAGCGCTTTGCTGCGCCTCTCCAAACCGCTCACAGACGCAGCACGGCTGCTCCCTAACCCAGCGCAGAAACTTCACGCTTTTTTTGTCTTTGGGTTCTTTAAGGCCAAGCGGTGGTTTGTTTGCTAAGTTTGTCACCTCAATTTTCCTCAAACTTATTCAAATGACATCCAATATTCTTTAATGCGTTTGCCATTTTCAAGCTTTATAAACTGGCTATCAATAACCACGCCTTGCTCTTTCAAATCTAAAATACGGCGCGGCAATGACCAGCAACCAAACTTATCTAAAGCCACCATACCTGTGATTGAATTGCCAGCCTCTAAGTAGCCTTTGATCGCCTTTGTTTGACTTTCCATATCCATTATAAACTCTCCTTTAAGAGTGGGTCATATCCGATTGCATCTGACAGCTTTTCCATAGCTGCCTCAAAGTATTTCATAAAATCTTGCTGGCTCATCTGGTCAAACGAAATGCTGTTTGGAATACGCATAAATTCTTCAGCCATTTCATTGTATTTCATTGAGTAATAACCACACGCAAATTTTAGTTCATCGTGCAGATGTTTTTCCGTGGGCCATTTGCCAGTGTCTTTGCATACGTTGCGCAGCGCCGCCCAATAGAGATTGTGATGCGGGTTGGATCTCTTTCCGGTAGATGTCAGGTTAAAAACTTGACCATCAGCAAAATCTTCCATGCGCTGGGCATCGTATTGGGAAACGGGCAATAGCTGACTGTTTTTCAATTGCATTTGCAGCTTTGTCATTTTTGCCTCTTTTGTTGTGTGGGGGATTTACAGAACCCTTCCCCCTGAGGGCACTCCGACATGGGCAGCTTGTAACCACCCACCAAGTCTGTTCCATTAAACCTAATTAAGCACTTGCCCGCCAAACTCTGATTTTGTCACCTTCTGATTTGCTGACTAATTTTACATCTAAGAGTTTTGCAGCGTGCCATATAGAACTTCTTTCACGCTCATCATTTACTAAAATGCTGTGACCTTTTTTCATTTTGACCAATACACTGCGCCACAGTCCTTTAGTTCTCTCATTTGGCATTGGAATTTTCTTATCGATAGTAATTTCCATAGTTTTCTCCTGACACATGGTTTCGGGGCAAGCCCCAGCTTGATCCGCTTTAAAACGGAATTTGATCATCGTGAATATTATTAGATTGCGGCGCTTGATGTTCAGTGTGCCTTACCGGCTCCACAGATCGCCCACCAAACAGCTTAACCTCTGATGGCCTGACACCTAAGAAGGTCTTGCCGTTGTACTCACGGGTCTTTAAATCGCCTGTCACAGCCACTTGCGTACCTTTGGTTAAATACTGCGCTACCTGTGTGCGGTTGTAAGATACATCAAAAAACATCACGCCTTTGTTTTCTCCCCATCCATCATCAACTGCGACAGAAAAGGTGACAAATCCCCCTTTGTCGTTCTGACGAACCTCACTGTCTTTGGTGAGACGCCCAACGATAGTAATTGCTTTCATATTCCTAGCTCCAATTTTCGGTTGTTGTTTGCAACAAAAAGCAAGTCATATTGATTTGACGTTAGCCCTGTGCTGTTAATGAGCTTTTTAAACTTTGGCTCAAACTTCTCAAAAGCTGACGCGGTGCAGTTTTTGTAAAATTCTATAGATGCATCTACTCTAGCATCAATGCCCAATTCCATTGCTGGATTAGACTGTTCAGCGTGTGCTGCTTCCTTGCGAGAGATGCCATCCATCTCATTAGATGATGCATATTGCCCGCCATGCATACCCATACTGGCAAGCGCCCGCCCGATAGCAGAAGTCTCGCAAACCTCTACAGCAGACGTTTTGGTAATATGTGATGATCCGCGTATTTCTTCAGCAAGACCTGATCCAACCACAAAACCATCCTTGTCAGCAATCAAAGCCCGCACAATAACCGTCTTGCCATCGTTATGCACAATCTCAGTCGTGATACCGTAGTCACCGCCAAATGACATGCGGAATGCCTCTACACGCTTGGCAACCTCTGTGTATTGCTTGCCGCCGCGCTGTTTTACACCGTGCGACTTATTAAGCTCAGCAACAAGATCCATTGCTTGGTGAAATTTATTAGCTTGCATAGCCAGCGATCTCCTTAGTCAAATCATGGTGAAAGTTTGCAGCTTTAACGCCTGTCTCTACAGCCTTAATCATGCGGCTTACAGTATGCGTTGAGATGTTTTCTTTTACAGCCATCTCAATCATAGCTTTTACGATAGCAGCTTGTATTTCTGCTGGTGTTGGATGTTTATGCATTTTGTACCCCTACTTGCATTTTGTGGGTTGTGTCTATCAGCGATGTAGCTTATGCACAACCCCATAATTGTTTATGGAGTGAAAAAAATGGAAGTTAGTACAATGTACCGCCTTGATAAGATCCAGCAGATGCTTGGTGATCGTCAGGTGCAAGCCATAGCCGATGCTACTGGATTATCGCGCTGGACTATATACAATGTGCGTAAGGGCGTTGGCAAAATACGCTACGAAACCGTAGAGCGTTTGTCAGATTATTTTGAGCGCCAGAAATAATAGAACCGCCAGCTTGGTCATGCTGACGGTTCGTAGGGGTAAACAGTGTTGGAGAACACATTGGAACTCCTGATACACTATAGGAACAAAAAAATAAAGGGGTTACGATGTCAAATCACACTTTCAATCCAGCAATTGCTTGCGCTGTAGGCGTCAACGCTGCTGTCATTTATCAGAACATTTTATTCTGGACAGAGAAGAATGCAGCAAACAATCGTCATAAGCATGAGGGCGCTTACTGGACATATAACAGCATCTCAGCGTTTGAGCAGTTGTTCCCATATCTATCGGCAAAGCAGATTAGAACAGCACTGGCTGCGCTTGAGAATGCCGGTCTTATTATCTCTGGTTCGTTCAATAAATCAGGTTACGATAGGACTAAGTGGTACTGCCCCACAGGGCAAGTCGACTTGCCCCACAGGGCAAATGGATTGGCCCCAGAGGGCGAACCTATACCAGATAATAAACCAGTTAATAAACAAAGTAATAATATTAGAGATATTTTATCTACTTGGTTGATGGATGAAGAAGCTGCTGACAGTTTCATTGCATATCGCAAATCTATCAAGAAACCGCTCACAGCAACGGCTGCTAAAAGATTGTCTGAGAAATTAAGGTGGATCTTCGTCGGTGGTGGTGAGCCATCTGATGCCTTGGCTATGTGCGAAGAGAAAGGGTGGCAGAGCATAGAGGTTGAATGGTTCTTCAAATCACTTCATGGTGAGAAATCTGATAGCTACAAAAAAGCTATGACAAATATTGAGCAAGCAAGACGGGAGACAGTATAATGGATTATGGTCAAAGAGTAGAAATGATTAAGCGGCATCTCGCAGCAATGTTAAGCAGCTATGCCATCCCTAGCCATTTACGCAGTAGCGAGACAGCGCAGCAGGATGAGATTGATGTAACGGCTAAAGCTCTAAACCAGCTTTTCCCAAACGAGACTACGCCAGATCACCTATCAGGTACGTTTGAACGCGCAGCGCTAAAGATTAAGGCTGCTCACACTTCCCGCTCATGGCCTAAAGCTTCTGACATAGCGGCGGCCATTAAGAGTTGCTTTGATAAAGCCAGTGGCCGTGACGTTGCCTCTGGGCCTTGGAAGCCCGACACTTACAAGATCAATGCTGATAGAATTAAACGCGGCGAGCCTGTCGGTGATAATTGGGTCAATGGTAAGATGGGCGAAGCACTGGTAGAGCGAGGGCTTGTGACCGATCAGGATCTACTGCCGTACCGCGAGGCAATAGGTTTTGCAAAACGCTTTGAGGCGTGATAGACTTTTAATTGGGCGTCTTACCCTCAATCTGCTCAACTCCCCCCTCTGGCTAGGTTACGCACTGCAACGAGGGGGGTCTTTTCTTTTAGTGGTTCTTAGCATACTATACACAACATATAGACGCACCCTCTAAGGACGGACTTATGCAACCAGAAGTTGAAGCCGACACTAACATAGTGAAAAGTAAACCGCCCGCTGCTGGTAAGGGCAGACCCAAAGGCGCTAAGAATAAAAACAGTAAGCTTTTAAAAGATGCAATCTTAGAGGCTGCTGAGTTAGCCGGTGGTAAACGTGGCATGGTTGCCTATCTGGAACTGCAAGCAGAAGCAAACCCAACTGCCTTCATGGCTCTTATGGGAAAGGTTCTGCCATTACAGGTTACGGGATCTGGCGCACAAGGCGAGCATGAGTTTGTCATCAAATGGAAGTCATAGAAATTGACTACACGCCAAGGCTACAAGCGCGAGAGTTTCACGATAGAACAGAGCGTTTCGCAGTATTGGTTGCTCACAGGCGATTTGGCAAGACTGTAGCTGCGGTTAATGATCTTATCAGAGATGCGCTAACCATTGACCTACCTAACGTCAGGGTGGCTTATATCGCCCCGTATCTTAGCCAATCAAAAGCAGTCGCTTGGGATTACGCGTTAGAATATACCCGCGACATCCCACAAATTAAAGTTAATCACAGCGAGCTAAGGATAGACTTTCCCAATGGTGCAAGATTTCGGTTATTTGGCGCTGATAATTACAACGCTATGCGTGGTTTGTATTTTGATGCGGTAGTGCTTGATGAAATGGCAGACTTTCCTGCATCAGCATGGCCCACAGTCATCAGGCCAGCTATTGTAGATAGAAAGGGCCGCGCCACAATAATTGGGACGCCTAAAGGCAAGAACGAATTTTGGGAGATGTACGATTATGCGAAGAGCCATCCTGAGTGGTGGTGCAGGATGTTCAAAGCGTCTGAGACAAATATTCTTGATGCGGATGAACTTGAAGAAGCTAAACGCACAATGGGCGAAGATCGGTATGAACAGGAATTTGAGTGCAGCTTTGAAGCAGCAATTCAAGGCGCATACTACGCACAAGAAATGAAGACAGCTACAACTACTGGCAGGGTGACAAACGTGCCTTACGATCCAGCCGTGGGCGTTACAACGGCATGGGATCTTGGCATAGGTGACAGTACAGCCATATTCTTTGCTCAATATGTAGGGCAAGAGATCCGCATCATAGATTATTATGAAAGCAGCGGGGTCGGCTTAGATCACTACGCAAAGGTTCTCAGTGAAAAAGGATATCACTACGTTGAGCATATTTTGCCGCACGATGTGCAAGTTAAAGAGCTAGGGACAGGAAAGAGCCGCATAGAAACTTTAGATGCGCTGGGCATATCTGACATCACGATAGCGCCAAAGCTGGCTGTAGATGACGGAATACAAGCGGCACGGTCTATGATTGCACGGTGCTGGTTTGACGAAGAAGATTGCGCCAGAGGCATTGAGGCGTTGCGGCAATATCGCAGAGAATTTGATGAACGATTAAAGACTTGGCGGGGTAGGCCGTTGCACGATTGGACATCTCACGGCGCAGATGCATTCCGATATTTAGCCGTTGGAAAGCAGACCCGACAAGATTGGGGTGAGCCAATTAGAAGGAATTTGCGCGGGATAGCCTAATGTGGTAGGGTGCAAAAAAACCCTGCGGAGAAACCTTCATGCTACCATATACCCAGCCCCAAGACGCATCTGGTCATCTTATTGATGATGTCTATCCTTTATCAGATTATGCAAATTGCCGTGTACTTGCTTCTGGCACTGCGGAAGATTTGTTGGTTCCTGCTGGCGCTAAGTTTTGCACACTCACCGCCGATGGCACGTTTTACTTCAATATGAACGGCACTGCTGCAAAGCCAACCTCTGATATTACCAACGGGTCATCTTCACGGATAGGCAATGCGTCCGGTACAAGCTTGGTTGTAGAAGCAGGTGAAAACATCAGTGTTGTGGCTGATGCAACAAGGATTGTTACTGCTACATTTTGGAGTGAGTAATGGCTGCTAAAAAGAAAAAGCCAAAGGGTCTTTACGCAAATATTCACGCTAAAGCAGATCGCATTAAGGCTGGATCTGGTGAAAGAATGCGTAAGAAGGGTGCAAAGGGTGCGCCTACTGATAAAGCTTTTAAGGCTGCTGCGAAGACTGCAAACCCTCGTAAAAACAGGAGAGCGTAATGCGTTGTGGATACAAGAAAAAGGGCCGCAAGGGCGGTAAGAAAAAATAATGGCTAGACAGTATTCCCCAGAAGAGTTGGGCATGACCCGCGCAAAGCCTGTTGGTGGTAATAGCCCTAAAGCCAGCGATAGAACAAAGTCTGGTTCTGGCGGCAAGGGTGGTCGTAAAGATGTAAACCCTGAAACAAAAACTGGTAAATCGGCCATCACGCGCAGTCGTGGCGGTGGGTTTGGTTATTATGACGATAGAGGCAAGTATGTTTCTGCGTTTACTGATGCGATTGATGGTGGCGGTAAAAACCAATCTGGAACGTATTTTGCTGGCGGGCCTTTATCAAATATTCTGAACGTGATGAAGGTTGCGCCTAAAGGTTCTGGTGATGTGCCGCGTGAAAGAATTGGCTACCGCGATATGGCTGATATGTTCGATCAGGGTGGCCCACAGGCAAGCGGTGGTGGCTTTAGGGGCGCGGGTGGATTTAGCGGTATAGGCAATATAGCCAATATGCTTACTGGCAATCAAAGCGAGCGCGTTGGTTATTACGATGAGGGTGGCCGGTTTTATGAGCCGCCAGCAGCACCGGCTCCATCTGGTGTTTTAGGTTCTGGTCAAAACACGCAAAGAGATCCTGTCAACGATATGGTAGCTGGCGAAAATCAGTTTAGCTATCCAGTTATGGGGCCAGAAGATTTTGCGCCTTATCCTAAACAACCAGCAGCACCAAGTTATTTAATGCCTTCCTCAATGCAAATGCCGGTGCAGCAGGAAAACTTAGGATCTCTAACGGAGCAACCAGTTGGTCAAATGCGGCAAGCGGCAACTGGCTTAACCTACGCGCCGCCTACATCATCTGCTGAAGTAGATTTTATGCGCTCAGAACTTTTGAAGAAAGGTTATCCAATTGAGAGTTATGGCGATAGCGATATAAAAGAATTATATAAATTGTTTACGCAGTAGGTTAATTTATGGCTAAAGCAAAACCTAAAAGCCGAAAGTCTGGCCCAAGCTTATCCGTAGGGCGCGGAGAAAAGCTGTCTGTGAAGCGTGGCGGTGGTTTAACGGCTAAGGGTAGGGCAAAGTATAATAAGGCCACGGGAAGCAATCTCAAGGCTCCTGCGCCTAGCCCAAAGACGAAGAAAGAGAAGGCCCGTAAAAAGTCATTCTGCGCCAGATCACAGGGCTGGACGGGTGAACGGGGCAAGGCTGCGCGTAAAAGGTGGAAGTGTTAGATGTCTGGCCGTGGATTAAGAGCAGTTAGCGATCTTGGGCAAACCTTGCTTGGTTATTTGTTAAAAGCTGATGATATTGTAGCGAATACGCCTCAAAAGCAAATGGCAAAGCGGATCTTGCAAATGCGAGAGCAAGGTAATGCTTCAGCGGTTACAGATGAAATGATGAACCAAGCAGATCCGCAAACAATGTTCAATTATACTCCGATGACTATGGACACGGCCTCAAGAATGGATCGCGCCAGAGCGCTTGGTTTCATCCCAGAGGAAAGACAATTTCATGGTTCATCTTCCCACGGGGATATAGATAGATTTGCCTTTGATGATCCAGAGCGTCCAATCTACACATCAAGCAACCCAGCAGTTTCTAATACATACACCGACAGAACAGACAGCGGTATGTATGATTTGTTGGTAAAGCGCGGTGATCCTTTTGATTTCTCAGCAGACGCCAGTGGCGCACATTACAGAGGTTTAAACCCATATCTTAGGGCCGATGATGGAAACCAATTGTTCAATCATTTTCAAAAATCTGGAGTTGACATAGATACTGACAGCGAAGCGCCTTTGCAGTTTCCATTATCTGATGTTTTGACAGGGAAAGATGATGATCCTGACATTTTAAAAAGAATTGATTTTTTGCAGGGCGTAACAAGTTCAACGCCTAATGAGATACCATTATCTCCTATGTCTACTGATACAATTGCAAACGCAATGCTTGACACTATGGAGATTCCTTCATCTCAAGATGGTGGAAGAATTACATATGGCCGATTAGAAAACATTATTGATCGTGGCCCATATTCCCCGCGTCCTGATGAGGTTCCAGACATTTACAAGGATTATAAAGATTTTCAAGCAGCGGCAAGAAGCCCATCCACTGACCAAATTATAACTGATGCAACTAGAGTTAGGTCAAGGTTTGCGAGGTTTGATCCTGCGTTTTCTCATTTAAAAAATCTTACTGCTGCCGGTTTGCCGGTAAGTGTTGGCCTTTCATATTTGTTGAATGACCCCGACACTACAGAAAAAGAAATAGAGCAATATCTTGCAGAGGTTAAGGGCTAATGTCTGGATTTATAGATTGGCTAATGTCTAACAGAGGCGCTTTACAGCCAGAATACCGTGACCCGCGTGAAAGTGTCGGTAGGCAGACAACGCAACGCGCTTTAGCTGAATTGGATGAGATTGGAGAGATTGGGCAAGGTTCATTTAATCCTTTATATGGTCTGTTGCGAGCCGTAAGCGCGATTGAGCCAGCTTACAGAGCCGCAACAGGTGTTACTACAGGTGCAATTCAATCTGCTGCTGAAGGTTTCCCATTTAATCTCAGCGAAAGTTCAAGCGACAGATTAGGTCGTGATTTATTGGCAATGCAGAATGAAGCGCCATTAGAAATGGTTGCCGCACCTTTTGCGGGATTAATAGATAAAGCTGGTGAGTTTGGGTCTATGGTCAAGAGATCACGGCCATACCTTCTTGGCGATACATTAGAGGGAAACCCTGATGTTATGAATTTGCCAGAAAAGGGCAGACCGGCAGCAGTAGGTATTCCAGATGAAGGCAGATTTTCTTCTAGGCCAATTGCTGAAGTGCAGAGCGCATCTCGCAATTATATGAATGAAGCTGGCATAGATATTCCAGAATATATTGAATACCCAGAATTAGATCAGCAGCGGGCCAAATATATCGCAGCAGCGTATGAGCGCATGAAGCACGATCCAGACAACCCAGATGTAAAAGCAGCATATGAGGCTCTTAAAAACGAAACTATGGCGCAGTATGAAGCGCTAAGAAATACGGGAATAGATTTCAAGTTTTTGCGCGAAGGCCAGACAGATCCATATGCAAAAAGTCCCGCGATGGGTTATCAGGATGTTGTGGAAAACAAGGAATTGACTGTATTTCCTACTGACTTTGGCTACGGATCTGGCGAATTTGATGCATCAGACAACCCATTATTAGGTTTTGTTGGTCGAGTTGGCGATAAGGAAGATGCTGTTGCTAATGACGCTTTCCGCGTTGTGCATGATATGTTTGGGCATTTAGGCGCAGGAAACCCGCAGTTTAGAGCAAAAGGTGAAGAACGCGCATGGTTAGAGCATAGCAGGATGTTTAGCCCAGAAGCTCGCAAGGCCATGACAACTGAGACACGCGGCCAAAATAGCTGGTTAAACAGCGGGCCATTCGCAGATCAGAATGCTACCGCTTTGGGCGCTGATACAGTGTTTGCCGATCAGAAAGCCGGTTTGTTGCCAGATTGGGCTGTAGATCCAGAGGGTATGCCAAAAGGTATTGAGCGTGATGAGCTAGACGAAATCATCAAGAAGTGGGGCAAATAATGGCTAAAGGTTTAAAAGCTGTTTCAGAGTTAGCAAAAGGCTTGCTTGATTTGTTTCATTACTCTGACGAAGTGCGGCCAGTTATTGATCCATTGCAGCATTTAACCAATCCTAACATTCGCGGCATGGAACGTGATCTGGCTTACGGAACGCGCTTGTCTAAATATGGTGAAGTGCCAGAGGTTATATATGATCCTTACCCGCCACAATCCTATTTTGGAACATCAGGATATATACCAGAAAGCGGGTTAGGTGGCGTAATTCATAGAGCGCCAGCGGAAGCAGAAGGGTTTTATGATGTATCAGAAGATTTTAAAAAGTTTATGCCCTTAGCGCGTGAAGAGGTAATGGACAGACTGGCAACATTTGATAAGAAATTTTCACCGCCAGAAGTAAACGCAATGGTGCAAGGTAGGGCTATGAGCCTTGCAAAAGAGGCCAAATATTTAGGTTTAAGCAATAGAAAATATAGGCCAAATGTATATACTCAATTTAACGAAGTGATCCCGCAAGAGGTTCAACCGTTGGGGCAAGAAATGATGTCACTGGTGGAATACCTAGAGAGCATAAAAAAATGACAGAATATGAAATAGAAGTTGATGATATGGGTCTGGGTTTAATGCGCAGTGATCCATTTTACAAAAGCATTGATGTTATCAAGGAAGAGGCTACTGGCACAATGCAGAAGCGTTATTTGGTAAAAGTAATAGAAAGTGAAGAAAATGCCTATTACAAATTACAGTGAACTAAAATCCAGCATAGCTGATTTTCTTAACAGGGATGATCTAACGTCAACAATCCCTAGTTTCATTGCTTTGGCTGAAGCTAACTTTAACCGCAAAATCAGACATTGGCGGCAAGAGAAAAGGTCAACCGCCATTGTAAGCGCACAATACACTGCTTTTCCTTCTGACTTTATGGAGCCAATCAGGTTCAGCCTTACAAGCGACAACACGCGGCGGCTTGAAATGGTGGGTCAAGGAACCATGATGGAGATGCGCGAAAACAATAAAGACACATCTGGCATACCTCAGTTCTTTGCTATTACTGATGGATCGTTAGAGTTGTTTCCTACCCCAGCTTCAGATCATACCATTGAGATGGTTTATTATGGTAAGCCAGCAGCACTAAGCGATAGTAACGCGACGAATTGGTTGCTGACTTACTACCCTGACGCGTACCTTTACGGATCTCTTATGCATAGTGCGCCTTACTTGGCAGACGATGGCCGCACTCAGATATGGGCGGCATTGCTGCAAAGCGCAATTGATGGTATAAACCAAGACAGCGAAGAGGCAAAGTTTAACAGCGCGGGGCAGCGCATTAAAATCAGGAGTTACTAAATGGCAACGTTGAATGATAGGGTACTAGATAACGGTTTGACCGTTTTGGATACGGAAGCAAATAGAGTTGATATATGCTCATCGGAGCCAACTTCATATTCGGCAGCGACAAGCTCTACTACGCTTGGCAACACAACCAGCATAAGCATTTCGGCTCCAGCCAATGCTTCGCCAAACGGGCGTAAGGTTACTTTGTCAGCTATCACTGGCGCATCTGTTACCGGCACCGGCACTGCAACGCATTTTGCGATTAGCGATACGACAAATAGTCGGCTGCTTGCCACGGGCGCTTTGTCAGCCTCTCAGGCTGTAACATCTGGCAACACATTTTCGCTGACTGCATCTGATATCCGTATTCCAGATCCGTCATAAGATTTAGAAATGGTTGTGCTAAAGAACAGAGCAAAGGTGGCAACCAGCACGACTGGCACCGGCACTATTACGCTTGGCGCTGCGGAAGATGGTTATCAAACTTTCGCGGCGTCTGGCGTGTCTGACGGCAATTCTGTGCGCTATATTTTGGAAGAAGATGATGCTTTTGAAATTGGCGTTGGGGTGGTCGGCTCAAGCGGCACAAGCCTCACTCGCAGCGTGATCGAAAGCAGCAACAGCAACAATCCTATCAATCTTGGCGGCTCTGCCACGGTATTCATTGGTTTTACGGCTGAAGACGCTGACAACCTTTTTGATCTCAATATTGCGCTAGGATAGAAAATGGCAAACACGTTTAAAAATTACACCTCTGCTTCAGTCGGAACGGGGGCTACAACCGTATATACAGTTCCCGCCTCAACCACATCAATTATGATGGGGTGCAACCTAGCAAACCGCACAGGAAGCCAGATCGCCGTGGATGTGCAGGTAGCTGGCGTCTACTTGGTTAAGGGCGCTCCGATCCCCGCAAACTCAGCGCTGTCTGTCTTGGATGGTAAGATCATTCTGGAGGCGGCTGACACAGTGGTTGTCACCAGCGATACAGCCAGTTCAACGGATGTGATTGTAAGCGTTCTGGAGCAAACCTAATGGCGGGTTATGTTGGAACCAAGGCGGTTTTATTAAGCACCACGGCTGCGACTGTTGGCGGCGATGCTGACATTGGCGGGGATCTGACGGTAGACACCAGCACCCTGCACGTTGACAGCGCGAATAATCGGGTTGGGGTAGGGACGATTTCGCCTTCTACTAAACTTGATGTAGAGTATGGCTCTGGAAACAGTTACCCCGCAGCGACTGTAGTTGGACCTATATTCTCTGACAAAACTGCAAGTGAAAACTTTGGATTAAACATCTTTAGCGATAACGCATCTAATGCGTCGATTAACTTTGGTGATGAACAGTTGGCGAACGCAGGGCGTATTGTTTACGACCATAATGGCAATGCTAACACTATGGCGTTTTATACAAGCGCAGCAGAACGTATGCGCATCGACAGCTCAGGTAATGTTGGGATTAATGGAACTCCAAGCGCATCAGATGGGGTATTTAAACTTATACAGATTGGCGGCGCAAACAAGTATGCAACCTTTGGCGCACAAGCTAATGGCGGTTTTGCTGCTTTAATGGGTTCTAACTTTTATTACAATGGGGGTTGGAAAAGGACAGATGCTGGTCGTGTAACTAAAATAGAAACTGGGCCAGATAGTAGCTCTGAGGAGTTGTTTAGTTTTCAGTATGCTGGAGATGGAGCAGCAGACAGTGCAATTTCTTGGTCAGAAGCCATGCGCATCGACAGCAGCGGTAACTTGCTGGTGGGGACTACTGACAGCACTCTCGTAGGACGCCCAGATACTGCGAGATTATGTGTTGACAATGAAAATGGGGAAGATTGCATCCAGATTAGAGGTTCTGGCTCTGACCACCTTAATATAGCTAGTTGGGTACCTGTCACTGGCAATGCTTATCACATTGGCTTCGGTTCAGGTACAAGCTCATATACTGAGCATGGTGTTATAAGCACCAACGGCTCCACTACTACATATAGCACAACCTCTGATCATCGCTTAAAGGAAAATGTTGTTGATCTTGAAGGGGCGACTGAGCGTTTAAAGCAGCTAAGACCTAAGAGGTTTAATTTCATTGTTAATCCTAACACTATATTGGACGGTTTTTTAGCACATGAGGCACAGGTTGTTGTTCCAGAGGCTGTCACAGGTACTAAGGACGCAATGCGTGATGAGAGATATGAGGTTACTCCAGCCGTCACAGATGATGATGGCAATGTTACAACTGAAGCTGTCATGGGGACACGCTCTGTGCCAGCCTATCAAGGCATTGACCAAAGCAAGCTGGTTCCACTGCTAACGGCTGCACTGCAAGAGGCACTTGATGAAATCACCGACTTGAAAGCACGGGTTGCTACACTGGAGGCTAACTAATGTCAGGCTATATCGGCAACGCTCCAGTCCCACAGGCGACGCAGACTAGGCAGACTTTTGTGGCTACCTCTGGGCAGACCAGCTTTGCCACGGCGGGTTATACGGCGGGCTTTGTGGATGTCTATATGAACGGCGTGAGGCTGGTCGATGGCACCGATTTTGCGGCTATAAACGGATCTGACGTTGTGCTGACATCGGGTGCTGCCACTGGCGACATCATCGATGTGCTGATGTTTACGGCGGTTGACCTTGCGACTGCGGTTGGCGGGGGCAGATACAAAGGCGAGCGCGGTACGCTTGGCCCTGCGGCTGCGGCTGGTGACATCTTTCGTGTGAACGAGCAAACCTTGAATACAAACGTAACAATAGACGCGACTGAGAATGCCTCTGCTACTGGCCCCTTGGCCGTGGCATCTGGCGTTACTATCACCGTCACATCAGGGGGGAACTTGAGCATTGTCTGAAATTAGAGCAACAACAATAAGTGATGCGGCTGGTACTGGGCCGATTGCGCTGACGAAGCAGAGTGCTGCGAAGGCTTGGGTTAACCTTGATGGGAATGCAACTCCAATATCAATTAGAGGAAGTGTTAATATAAGCAGCGCAACGGATCTTGGTGCTGGATATTATGAATTTGCCTACTCCAGCAATATGTCAGATGCAAATTATTCCTCGACTACATCTAGTCAGGCAGGTGCTTGTGGTGGGGTTGTAGAAGGTTCAACTTATACTTCAAGCACAGTGCGTTACCTTGGTGTCTCAAGACTGGATGCATACACACAACAAGAACATGACCTTGCTTGTATCACAGCCAACGGAGACCTAGCATGAGTACTCTAACGGTCACAAACATCAAAGCCACGGGTGAAACAGCTAGTCGTGCGGTGTCAGGGGTTGCGGCTGCTTTTTGCGTATATGACGCATCTAGTGGGACACCTACCTCTTTACAAAGTTCAAATGTAAGTAGTCTTACTGATGTAAGTACAGGAAAATGTGGTGTAAATTTTACTAACAACATGTCAGCAACCGACAACATAATATCTGGTGCAGTTGGTCAAGGTGGAAATAAGAATTTTATGTATGATAACAACTCAGCATCATCTGTAGAAGTTCAGACACAAGCTGCAAATACAGCCACTTACAACGACTATAACAATGTTTCTGCAGCAATCCACGGAGACTTAGCATGAGTACACTAAACGTTTCCAACATCACCGATGGCACAACAGCAGTCGGCACCAGCTATGTGGTTAATGGGTCTGCGAAGGCTTGGGTATTGGGGTCATCAACGCCAAGCATTACTGATAGTTTAAACATATCGTCTGTAACAGACAATGCTACAGGGCGTTATACTTATAGTATTACTAACAGTTTTAATTCTGCAAGCTATGGAGTTTCAGGCTCTGTTGATCTGGTTGGTCGTATATTTTCGGGTAATGGGTCCAACTACACAAAAAGTTCTAGTTCGTCACCTATAGCAATTTTGACTTGGAATGATCTCTATGAAGACAGAGAACATACAATGAAAGCCATAGGAGACCTAGCATGACCCACGGCCATCTCTGGGATCGTCTAGCAGAAGCTAAGTCACGCCTTGCACCCGTGCAGTCTAAATATCGTGTGCTGTTCGAAGACCCCGCCACACCAGATGAACCAGCCAAGGTGCTTGTGCCTGACCCTAACTTCATGGCTGCGGCACTGGCTGGCAACGTATTGCCGCCCATTGACACCTATCAGCGTGATCGCTTGGTGCCAGATGGACAGCCTAAAGAGCATCCATATGCGGAGCCTATCGGCGCTATGAGCGAAGAAGAAGCCGTAGAATATCTGGTGCAGAAAGACATCGATCCAGCCGTGTGGCGGGATTACCAAGGCAACCGCACGATCATGAAGATTGTGCCAGTTGAAATGATCCCAGCGGATCGCTCATTTAGAAATGCATGGAGAATTGTTCAATGACAACTTACATCAATATAAACGGAGATGTTCGTGAAGCAGCATCTCTTGCAGTTCCAACGGATCGCACCTTTCGTGGCGCTTGGCAATTCAACGGCGATGCTGTCGAAGTAGACATGACAGCGGCTAAGGTCATCCATAAGGACAACCTACGGGCAGAACGTGCGCCACGCTTGGCTGACTTGGATGTGGCCTATATGAAGGCTTTGGAGGCGGGATCTGGCGCTGATGCTATTGCTGCACAAAAGGCAACGCTGCGTGACATCACAGACGATGCTCGCATTGATGCTGCGGCAAACCCTGATGCGTTGAAGGCATTGGACTTGGCTACCCTGTTGGGAGAATAAAATGAGCAAGGCAAGGCAACTAGCCGACTTAGGTAATCAGATAGATGATGGGGCTATAACTGGCTCCAACATGGTGATTAACGGGGCGATGACCGTGGCACAGCGCTCGTCCAGTGTAACTGGTGTTACTTCTATTGGGTATTATACATGCGATAGGTGGAATACACCTATGAGTGGTGCAGGTACTTGGACAATTACTCAAAGCACAGATGCGCCAGACGGCTTTGCGAATAGTTTAAAGTTAGCCTGTACAACTGCAAACGCTTCTCTTTCAGCAGGGTCATATCTTTACCCTAGATATCTATTTGAAGGGCAAGACATTCAGCAGTTAAAAAAAGGTACATCTTCTGCTGAAAGTATAACAGTTAGTTTCTGGGTAAAGTCAAATAAAACAGGCACTTATCACGTTGGCTATCAGGATCAAGATAACAATAGATTGCGTGGAGAGGCATACACAATTAACTCATCAAGCACATGGGAATATAAAGTAGTAACTGTGGATGGCGATACTACGGGTACGCTGGATAATGACAACGCTTCTTCTTTGCAACTGCATTTCTGGCTTGTTGCTGGTTCAACTTACACTAATGGTGGTGGGTCAGGTTCATGGGCGCCAACGGCAAATGGAAACTACGGAGATACTCTTGATGTAAATTTAGCAGATACGGTTAATAACTACTGGCAAATCACAGGCGTCTGCCTGAACGTGGGAGACAGCGCTATCGACTTCCCGCACGAAAGCTACGGGGATACATTGGCGAAGTGCCAGAGGTATTATTGGCAAGCCGTTAAAGTTGCGTCAGGAGACAACAACCGTTACCCCGTAGTAAATGCTGCCGTATACAACACAGGGACAGCTACTTACGGAACCCTTCGGTTTCCAGTAGCAATGCGGGCAGCACCTACATTTTCGACTTCAATTATATCACGTTTTAGGGCGCGTTATGGCTCTGATGCGCCCTGCGTCTCTGGCGCATTTCACGGAGTTATAACAAGTCAGGCTGCTGTAGTTCAATTTAGCTCTAGCTCTTCTATTACTGCGGGTCGGGGCGGCTGGATAGAAGCGACCGATAGTGCAGAAGCCTCTTTTGATGCGGAGTTATAAGGCATGGATAATATGAACATAACAACGGCTCAGTATAGTTCTGACTTAGATGGCAGCACTAACTCCATCCAAGCCACCATCGACGGCACTGAAATGTCAGTACCCCTTGACCCAGCCAACCGCCATTACGCCGAAATCATGCGGCAGGTTGAGGCTGGCACGCTAACGATTGAAGAGGCTGACTAATGTTAGGCTTTAGCCCACTCGCATCTGCGCCACTGGCAGACAGTGGGCTTGCGATTGAAAACTTTGCGCTTACCGCCGACAATATCACGGCTGGCGCACCAACCGTTGCGGCGTCAAGCGTTACGCAAGTTCATTCGCTTACATCTACGGACATAGCCACCGGCGCTCCAACCGTTGAGACGTCAAGCGTTGGCCAAGTTCATGCGCTCACATCAGACAGTATTTCAACCGCCGCGCCAACCGTTGCGGCGTCATCTGCTTCGCAAGTTCACGCTTTAACATCAACCGACGTTACAACTGGCGCTCCAACTGTTTCAGCGGCGACTGCCTCTCAGGTCAACGCTTTAACTTCAACCGATATTGCGACTGGTGTGCCAACTGTTGCGGCGTCAAGCATCTCTCAAGCCCATGCGCTGACGCTTGCTGATATTATCGCTGGAACCCCGACAGTTTCAGCGTCAACGGCATCTCAGGCCCACGCGCTTTCATCGACAAGCATCACATCTGGTGCGCCAGTAATTAGCGCCGCCACTGCCTCGCAGAACAATGCGCTTGGATCGTCTGACATTACAACCGGCACACCAATTGTTACGCCGCCAACAATTTCGCAGTCAGGCCAGATTGAAACAGATGATATTGACGCTGGCATTCCAACGATTGGCAATTCTAACATAAGCCAAGTTCATAGCATCCAGTCGTCAGATATATCGACTGGCGCGCCCACCGTTGAAAGCCCATCAATAACATCAAGCCAAAGCTTGATCCCGCAAGATATTACAGCGGGAACGCCAACTATTAGCTCGCCAGATTTAGAGCATAACCACGTTTTAAGTGGCAACGACATCGTAACCGGCGCACCGACTGTTGCAAATGTTTCGATTAGTCAAATCCATAGTGTCAATGCAGAAGATATAACTACCGGCGCTCCAACTGTTGAGGCTGTTACGGTTATTCAGGATGAGGTTATTGAAACACAACCCATCGTTTCTGGCGCTCCGATTATTGAAGATGTTGACGCAACGCAAATACACGCGCTTGCTTCTGCGAATATTTCGTCGGGCATTCCTGCAGTCAGCGCTGCCAGCATCAGCCAAGCCCATGCGCTGCTTTCCACTGATATTTCGGCTAGCGCTCCGACTATTCAAGATGTCACTTTAGTCGCAATAAATGAACTTGAAGCAGATGACATTGTAACCGGCGCTCCGACTGTTGCAGATGTCACTGCATCTATTTCATACGGCTTTGTAGCTGATGACATTGTTTCTGGCGCATTAATTGTTGGCCAACCGGCAA